GAAATAGAAGACGGCGTTATCGTCACTCATCCAATCGCCGTAGAGACGAGAGTTGCGGACGTGTTCGGGTAAGTGCCCCATCGAAGAAAGGATTTCAGCTTGGCGTGAGGGGTCCGAGTAGAGGGGATTGTCTAACATCCGGAAGCGGTAAGTTTTCGCCAGGGGCTCCACCAGCCCGTCCACAAACTTTTGTACTTTAACATTGCGTACCAGTGGCGTAAAGCTAGCAATGAAGTGCCCATCTCTGGCCTGTATACGAATCAATAGTTCGTTCAAGATGTCAACAGTAGGTGGTAACTCGTCCAGCCACACAAAATGGGCCACGTAAGACTGAATCCTTTCACGGGCCATGTTCGGGTTTTCTAGTGATTGGAAGACAATTCTGTTACCGTTGTCCAACTCTAAGCGTTGTATAATGTTACCGATTCGGACTTCTTTGTAGGTGCCCGGCTCGAGGTAAGACCGTATCTTGGGGAGGAGGGATTCCTCAATCTGACGGCCTGTTCGGCCGCAAACAAGCGCCAGCAATGGTTCACTACCCCAAGCAGCCGGCTTGTTCCACTTGGGATGGGTATCAGTCAGCATCCAAGTTAAGATGCGGGCGCAAGTCTGCGATTTTCCAGAGTTATGGGTAACTACACCACTGGCCAGTAGATAAAGATTGGTGGGAGAATCTACGTGGATATCGTAGGTATTAACTTCGACCCCGTCGTAAATCCATACCGGGCGAAGGGAGTTTAATTTACAAGAAGCTTTTCCTGTAATTAATAGGCTGTAATCGGGTTTCCATTGTTTTTGCGGAGATTTGATATATTGATTAAGTTCTTTAAAGATATGTCGTATTTCTTCAAACTTGGTAGTTCGGGCGTCGTAAACGGGTCCGTTCTTATATTTTTTTCGAGAAGAAGTAACAACTGGTATTGTTACTTGCCACAGCGCTTGGCATGCCCAGACAAATGCGTCAATAACGGACTTGGCTTGCATACTTAGCCCAAAAACCAAACGTCCAGTTCCGGTTTTAAATAGAGTACCATCCGTATCAATAAGTCCCGCCACAAAAGAAATTAATGATTCTCGATTCCATTGGCGCATCGTATTAATATCTGTAATTTTTTCATGGGCATAACGACCTTTACACCATTCGTTATATAGCGCAAAAGTTTCAACGCCAAGAGACCAGTCGTAATTATGTTGTACAGCAACTCGTTTGTGTGTTGTATTTAAACAACGAGCAGCCTCGGCTATTACTTCTTCACATTGTCCTGAAATTACAATCTTTTTTCCAGAAGCTCGACTGCATCCGTCGCCCAACAGCGCACCAAGAGCGTATGCCTCAGGAAAAACAAGGGGCCCAAGCGGCGCACTAACTTGAGTTCTAATGAGTTGATAGTGATTTTTCCAATTTACTGGCCTAGCCTCAATTGTGCCAGCTGTCTTACGGCTTCCTTGTTTCACTAAAAATTGGTGGTCTGGAGTACAACGTACAACTTCTTGTTTTTTGTGACGAAAATATCCAGTTGGCTTAATTCCGTTGTCAAACGTCTTGAGCACTTTAATCGGTTTGCCGTGCTCGCTGTAAACGGTGTCACCGACTTTGATGGCCTCAATAGCCACGGGCCCGGTCGGAGTCATGACCAGAGTACCTTTAGCCAGGCATTGGTTACCAGCACGAATAATCTGTATCTTGCGCTTGGTGGCGTCGTCGATAACTTCTTGTTGGGCTGTAGTCGGTTTACTATCCGCATTAGCTGGGTCAAAACACTCCTGCCGACGGAGCTTTTCTAGCTTCTCCATCGCAGCCAAGAGTAGTTTGTCGGTCTTCTGCTTCATCACGTGTTCGTAGGAAGGTATATTCGCGTCAGCTAATATAGCTTCCGGTCATTCTTCCTGTAAGGTTTGCACCGACGTCACTGTAACCGAGGAAGCAGCAGCGGTAGTGACCACCACCTCACCCAAGGAAAGGAGTGGCAAGAACCCCTGGTCTCCGGTAACGTCGCTATTTAATTTGATATAAAAGTTTCCGGCTCCGGTAATCGTCACCGTCTTGGCGTCGACCGCTGTCCCAGTACCGAGACTAGTTCGGAGTTTGGCTGTTACGGTACCAGAGGCGGCACCGACACTGATGCAGATGACAATATTCTTGCTGCCGCCGGCTGTTATCGGAAACTTCTTACTCAAGGGGGCATCAGTTTGGGATGCTCCGATGGCAGAAAGTCCCGGTAAAGTTACTGTGTTAGGTATCCAAGCGTTCATGTACATGCTTCCCCTAGAAAGAAGTTACACCTAGTATACTTTAACCGCCAGGAAAGGCAAGGGTTTTCTTTGGGCAACGAAAAAGGGCCCCCGAAGGAGCCCCCGAGCACTAGACTAATTTAGAATTAGACTTGGTCCCCGTTTTTGTACATGTAGCCGCATCGGAAGAGGTCTCCCTCTCCTGGTCCTTCTTCGCTCGACATGAAACCAGCGGAGAAGGTAACTCTTGTCTTTCCGCTAACGGTGGACAAGGTGTAGTCATCCGACTCATGGCAAGCCAAGCGGTCGATGAAGACGTGGCAAGAGCTGGGGAGAGCGACATGGTCGAGGTCAACGTAGCCGTTGCTGATGTCGGTAGAAGTCAGCGTGTAGCGGACTTTAGCGTGACGGGGCAGTTCGGCAGCTCGAGCAGCAGATTCGGCAGAATCTGCGGCTTCCCGAGCAGCTTGCTCCGCAGAGACGGCAGCAATACGAGCAGATTCTTCTGCGTCAATAGCATCTTGGAGCTCGGAGTCAGCAGCACTTCTGGCTTGAGCTTCTGCAGTGTCGGCAGCAGCGCGAGCAGCAGCTTCGTTAGAAACCGACGTCATGATGTTGGAAGCGAAGTTCTCATCATCACCGATAGCGGCAGCCAACTCATTGAGGGTGTCCAGGAGGGCGGGGGCGCCAGCGACCAAGTCACTGATTTTTTGGTCAGTGTAAGCTTGTGCGTCGTCGAAGCCTTGGCTCATAGCAGCGTCGAGGTCGGAGATGCTTTGCTCAAGGTTGCTGACGGCGGTTTGACGGGCGTTGGACTCAGCCACAATAGCTGCGTCTAGCTTGCTGTCGGCATCTTTAAGGCTGACAGCGGAGCCTAGGTGTTGGCTGCCCACTGGAGCGGAGTAAGAACCGTCCACGCCGAGGCCGGCACCGGATTGGGTAGCATCCAACTCAGATTGGATACCCGAGTCAGCTGCCATCCGAGCAGCTTCTTCACCGGCAACGGCCGATTGACGGGCTGCAACTTCTGCATCAATCGCGTCTTGGAGGTCGCTATCAGCAGATTGACGAGCAGAAGCTTCGCTGTCGATGTTGTTTTGGAGAGTCGTATCAGCGGCTTGACGAGCGGATTGTTCGGCGGAGTTAAGCGAGTCAGCGTAGTCTTTAGCGTCTTTTTCAGCCTTGGCAACGGAACCTTCGACGGAGTCGGCACCTTCAAGGACGTCTAGTCGGCTGTCAAGGGCAGAGTCAGCAGCTTCGCGCGCACTCTGCTCCGCAGAGACGGCAGCTTGTCTGTCCGAAACTTCTTGGTCGATGGCGTCTTGGAGGTCGGACTCAGCAGATTGGGCGCGTGAGATTTCAGAGTTGAGCGAAGATTGGAGAGCGGAGTCGCCAGCTTGGCGGTCCGACACTTCTTGAGCTAGGGCAGCGTCATTGCTGAGGACGTAGCTAGCAAAGGCAGTGTCGTTTGTTGTGTCAACGCTGTTGATAAGGCTAACAATTTCAGCAAAGCTATCTTTGTCGGCATCGCTAGCGAGGAGGATGGCGTCAATCCGAGCTTTCTCAGTATCAACTTGAGACTGGAGGTTAGCATCGCCGGCGATACGGTCTGCTACTTCTTGAGCAAGAGCTTGCGCGTTGCCAGTATCGAGTGCATCAATTTGGTCTTGAAGGTCGGCTTCGGCAGCCTCGGCGCGGGACTGTTCGGCGTTGATGTTCGATTGGAGAACACCTTCAGCTGCTTCGGCGCGGGACTGCTCAGCAGAAACAGCTGCGATTCTAGCAGCTTCTTCGGCGTCGATAGCGTCTTGCAAGTCGCTGTCGGCGCTTTCGCGAGCGGACTGCTCTGCGGAAACAGCGGCTACGCGAGCAGCAGTTTCGTCAGCAAGGTCGGAAGCGAGTTGCTCGTCAGCGGATTGACGTGCGCTAGCTTCGTTGGCGATAGCCGCTTCCCTAGCTGCAGTTTCAGCGGCGTCGGCTTGGACGCGAGCTGCTGCTTCAGCCAAGACTTGAGCGTCGACGTAACTCTTCCGAGTTACTTCGTTGCCGTTAGAGGGGTCACTGCCAACTCTTGGCATCTGCAAGAATTGGAAGAGGTTGGAGCTGTCGAGCTTAAATAGTTCGACATCCACGTTGGAGGAGGATTTGGCCCGGAACGCTTCGTTGTTCGAGTACTGGACTTTAGTACCGTCAACGGCGTTCGAGGCAAGGAATTTCTTCTTAATCTGTGCCATGAGTTTGCCTTCTTAAAAAAGAAAGGGTTAATAAAAGTAGCTTACTATCAGTCGGTCACCCGCTTCTAATAAGCCGTCCAATCCGTATCCATCCCAAGACAGAGTCAAACCGTCTATAATGAAGTCTTCATTGATAAATTGGGCTGGGCCGCCGTGGGGGAGGATAGTGACATTATAGCTTAGATTGGGGGGATTTGTCAAGCTAGCCGACTTCGTCTCTAGCATGGCGACGGTAACGGTAATAGTCTGCGTTTTGGGACGGGGTAAATCAGATTGGAAGTAGCTGCGGAGATTGGCCATACTGGCCTTCCGGGTGGTGAGAGTCGAAATGTCGACAACAACAGCTAAGTCATCACTGGTCACAGTAGACAAGTCGTCTAGTTCGCTTATTCGCTTATTCGCCATATACGCTCCTTTCGGCCCTAGTAAAAGCCAAGATACCCACCAGTTTCCAGAAGGAGGAATCCACTGCTATCAGAAACACCTGCAGGACCCCAGTAGGTTAGCTCGACATCACACCCGATGTCGTTTTCCCAACAAAAGGTTACCTGTTTTGTGTTAACACTTCCAGAGGAATATTGATTGGTGGTGTAATACCCGGTCGCGTTAAGGGCGGAATAGAAGCGGACTTCTTGTCCCAATTGCCTGACACGAAAGGTGATGTTAGTTGACCCGTCCGGAAAGGTATATGACACCCTTGTCTCGGGATTAACACGTAACGACGTGACCACGATATTATACGCGGGAGCGACGGCTGTATTGACAATTTCTACAGTTCCACCTGCGGAACCGGAAGGAGTTACCGACGCCATTGTCAGCCCCCACTCTCAATGATGCGGATATCGCAGGGGCCGTCGACAGCAATGGCGTATATCTCGACGCCGGCTTGGATATCAATGCCGAGGGCATCCTTGGGTCCGATGGGCCATCCACTATTCTGATTTGCTTTGGCGACGGTCTCCCCAATGTAGATGGTGCCCGTTGAGGACCAGTTCTTGATAGCGATGGCAGCCCGGTCTACAAGAGATGAGGGAACGAGAAGGGAGGCCACACTATTGACCGTCTTCTTGGATACTTTCAGCGATGCGCCG